CGACTAGCCACGGCGGTGACTATTTTGCTATTGGCGTCGGTGGTACTGTTACTGGTAAAGGCGCTGACCTACTTATTATTGACGACCCCCACTCAGAACAAGAAGCCAGGCTGGCGCAAGGAGACCCCACGGTATTTGACTCTGTATATGAGTGGTACACATCGGGACCACGGCAGCGTTTACAGCCGGGCGGGGCGATCGTAATCGTGATGACGCGCTGGTCGGACAAAGATCTGACCGGCCGAGTACTGAAATCAGACAATACAGAGTGGGAAGTCATCGAGTTCCCGGCAATTCTTCCATCTGGAAACAGCTTATGGCCTGAGTTTTGGTCGATCGACGAGCTGACAGCCCTCAAGGAAGAGCTTCCAGCGTACAAATGGAACGCCCAGTACCAGCAAAAACCCACTGGAGAAGAGGGTGCGCTGGTAAAAAGGGACTGGTGGCAGGTGTTTGAGGGGGATAGAGCGCCTCCTTGCGAGTTCATTATCCAGTCTTGGGACACGGCGTACACAAAAAACCAGCGTTCTGACTACTCCGCGTGTACTACGTGGGGTGTTTTCCACAAAGATGAGGACGAGAACGACGTAAACATCATCTTGCTGGACGCTTGGAAGGGAAAAGTTGAGTTCCCGGACCTAAAAGCCAAGGCAAAAGAGCTGTATGACGAGTGGCAGCCCGATACTTGCATTATTGAGGCGAAGGCGGCGGGCGCTCCGCTGATATTTGAGCTGCGGAGGATGGGAGTCATGGTTCAGGACTTCACTCCGACGCGCGGCAACGACAAATTCGTGCGTCTGAACAGCGTTACAGACCTATTTTCTTCGGGTAAAGTGTGGGCACCCGACACCCGGTGGGCGCAGGATGTGATTGAAGAGTTTGCCCGGTTCCCAAACGCGGAACATGATGACCTTGTTGACTCAGGAGTGCAGGCATTGATGAGATTCCGGCAGGGTGGATTCTTGCGGCTGGGGTCTGACGAGGAAGATGAGCCTATGGGCTTACCGCGCAGGCGCGTTTACTACTAAGGATGAATGATGGCCACAAATATTGACAAGGCTTTGTACCAACTTCCGGCCGGCATGAATGATGATGTGCTGGAAGCAGAGCCAATCGAGATCGAAATCGACGATCCCGAAGAAGTAACCATAGGCATCGACGGTATCGAGATAAATCTTGAGCCGATGCGCGAAACAAGCGACGAGTTCAACGCAAACCTGGCCGAAGAGATGGATGCCAGCGAGCTGGAGAGCATAGCCGGCGACCTGTTGGGCGATTTTCAGGACGACATTGACTCCCGCAAGGAATGGATGAAGACCTATGTCGATGGCTTGGAGCTACTCGGCATGAAGATTGAGGAGCGATCAGAACCATGGGAAGGTGCGTGCGGCGTTTACCACCCGCTGCTGTCTGAAGCACTGGTCAAGTTCCAAGCAGAGACCATCATGGAAACATTTCCAGCACAGGGTCCTGTTAAGACAAAGATCATCGGCAAGGAAACGCCCGAAAAACGCGATGCGGCAGAGCGAGTTCGTGATGACATGAACTACGAGCTGACAGAAGTGATGACTGAGTACCGCCCGGAGCATGAGCGCATGTTGTGGGGCTTGGGTTTGTCAGGTAATGCGTTTAAGAAAGTCTACTTTGATCCATCGCTCGGCCGACAGGTATCTATATTTGTGCCGGCAGAGGATGTGGTGGTGCCGTACGGTGCGAGTAACTTGGAGTCATCGCCGCGTGTGACGCATGTGATGCGCAAGACCAAGAATGAGTTGCGCCGGCTGATGGTTGCAGGTTTCTATCGTGACATAGATCTTCCAGAACCTGAGAACTCTCTGGATGATGTTGAGAAGAGTATCGCGGAGAAGATGGGATTCCGCGCTACGACGGACGATCGTTACAAGCTGCTGGAGATGCAGGTGTATTTGGATCTGCCGGGCTTTGAAGATAAGGATGAGGATGGCGAAAAGACAGAGATCGGCCTGCCATACATTGTAACTATCGAAAAAACTTCCCAACAGATTTTGGCTATCAGACGCAACTGGAGGCCAGAAGATGAGACATACCAGAAGAGGAATCACTTTGTTCACTACCCATACATTCCCGGCTTTGGCTTCTATGCCTTCGGCCTTATTCACCTTATCGGTGCTTTTGCTAAGTCTGGGACTTCTATTATTCGTCAGCTTGTTGATGCTGGCACTCTATCAAACCTGCCGGGCGGTCTTAAGACTAAGGGGATGCGAGTCAAAGGGGATGACACTCCAATTGCTCCCGGCGAGTTCCGAGATGTGGACGTTGCCGCCGGAACGATCAGAGACAATATTCTCCCGCTTCCGTACAAAGAGCCGAGCCAAGTCCTCCTTGGATTGATGAATCAGATCGTTGAGGAAGGCCGTCGCTTTGCAGCGGCAGCAGACCTCAAGATCGCAGACATGTCGGCCAACTCTCCTGTTGGTACGACGCTGGCTATTTTGGAGCGCACGCTCAAAGTCATGTCGGCAGTGCAAGCGCGTATCCACTACGCGATGAAGCAAGAGCTGAAACTGCTGAAAGACATCATTCGTGACTACACGCCCGACGAGTACGACTATCAGCCTGTCGAGGGCACGCCGCGCGCGAAGAAGTCGGATTATGACCAGGTAGACGTAATACCAGTCAGTGACCCTAACTCGGCCACGATGGCACAGAAGGTTGTGCAGTATCAAGCTGTGATGCAGATGGCGGCACAAAACCCGCAGATCTACGACATGGTTGAACTGAACAGACAGATGCTGGAAGTGTTGGGCATCAAAAACATCGGCAAGCTCGTTCCCAGTGCGGAAGATCAAAAGCCGAAAGACCCCGTATCCGAGAACATGAACATCCTAAACGGCAAACCCGTGAAGGCGTTCATTTATCAGGATCACGAGGCACATATCACGGTGCATATGAGTGCAATGCAAGACCCGAAGATCGCGCAGCTTATCGGTCAAAACCCGAAGGCTCAGATGATTCAGGCTGCAATGATGGCTCACATCAATGAGCACATCGCATTCCAGTACCGTGTTGAGATAGAGAAGCAGCTTGGCGTTCCGCTGCCGGAGATGGAGAAACAACTACCGGAAGAGATGGAGGTCGAGGTTTCTCGCATGATGGCTATGGCAGCCACGAAGTTGTTGCAGAAAGATCAGGCAGAGGCTGCTCAACAGCAGGCTCAACAAGCGGCACAAGACCCGCTGGTTCAGATGCAACAGCAAGAGCTGGCTCTCAAAGCTCAGGAAGTGGAGATCAAGAAGCAGAAGCTTGCGATGGACGCTGCGGCAGAAGCAGATCGCATCGAGATCGAGAAAGCTCGGATCGAAGCACAGGAACGTATTGCCGGCCTACAAGCAGGTGTCAAGGCAGCTTCCGAAAAGGCACGCCTCGAAGGAGAGATGCAGGTGAAGGGCGTAGAGATTGGCAGCAAGATCGCCAAAGACAGGATGGAAATGCTTCGTCCACAACCGAAGCCAACCAAATCCAAAGGGTAATTTATGGACAAGACGCTTGAAGTACTACTCAAACAGGTACGAGAAAAGCGGACACAAATAGTAGAGGCTGTGTCCAACAACGCGGCCAAAGACTATGCGCAGTATCAACACCTTTGTGGGGAGATACGAGGACTCTCCATGGCAGAAGGCTTTATCCTTGACCTCGCAAAACACATGGAGTCATCTGATGAGTGAAATAGCCATCGCCACAGAAAGCGGTGAAGTATCCACGCTGCCAGAATCAGCGGAGGAAAAAGCAAGACAACTGCCGGAGCCTACTGGGTATCACATCTTGGTTGCGCTGCCGGAGATCGAGGACAAGTTTGACAGCGGGTTAGTCAAGGCGGATTCAACCATCCACTTTGAGCAAGTGCTGGCAACCGTGTTCTTCGTAGTAAAAATGGGACCAGACTGCTACAAGGATGAAAAGCGGTTTCCCAACGGCCCATGGTGCAAGGAAGGGGATTTCATTCTCGCCCGTCCTAACACCGGCACCCGCCTCAAGATCCATGGTCGTGAGTTCAGACTCATCAACGACGATGTAGTTGAGGCCGTGGTCCAAGACCCACGCGGCATTAGCCGGGCTTAACAAAGGAGAAACAAATGGCAGAGATGGAAATGGAAGAATTTCAGTTCCCGGATGAGAAGGAAGAGGCGCAGGCTTCTGCCAATCAATCCGAGGAGTTCGAGTTTGAGATTGAGGACGATACGCCGCCGGAGGATCGCGGCCGTGAGCCGATGCCCAAGGAGCTGGTCGAAGAGCTGGAAAACGACGAGCTTGAGGATTATTCGGAGAACGTCAAGACCCGGCTGAAGCAGATGAAGAAGGTCTGGCACGACGAGCGCCGCGAGAAGGAGCGCGTTCTTCGTGAGCAACAAGAGGCGATCGCCTATGCCCAGCGGCTGATGGCTGAGAACCAAGCGTTGAAAGGTCGGCTAAGTCAGGGCGAGCAGGTATATGCCGAGACAGCCAAGACTGCGGCAGAGCTAGAACTTGAAGCGGCGAAGAAGGACTACAAGGATGCCTACGATCTGGGCGACTCTGACCTTCTTCTGGCGGCGCAGGAGAAGCTCAACAAGGCTCAGTTCAAGCTCCAGAAGGCGAACGATTTTGTTCCGTCTAGACAGGAGCAAGAAGTTGAGGTACAACCCCAGCAAACTCCAGTGTCTCGTCCTGACCAGAGGGCAGTTGCGTGGCAAGAGCGCAACGAATGGTTCGGTAAGGACGAGGAAATGACTAGCCTCGCTCTGGGCTTGCATCAGAAGCTAGTCAGTCAGTACGGGACTTCATACCCCTCGACTGATGAATACTGGAAAAAGGTCGATGACACCATGCGTCGTCGATTCCCAGAGTATTTTGAAGAACGGGAGCCGGCCACCGCGCGGGAGACAAAACCCCAGCGTGAGAAAGCACCCCCTGTCGTAGCTCCGGCGACACGAAGCACTGGTTCC